AATTTAAATGTACCAGCAAAATTCCTTCTTGACTTTGAGTATATTAATCATAATCATATTTATAATAAAGTTTCTTTTACAAAATTGATTTTAGATAATTTATGCGATTCAGATATGCGTAAAGATGTTTTGCAGGGTGGAGAGATATTGCATAACAATTCTGTGTATGCAATGGCCATAATAGAAACACAACATCTTATTAAGAGTGGCAATGATTATTTGCCAATAGATGAAAAACAGATCACGAATCGTGTTGTTAGTTATGAATTGTTGACTCAACTGTATAATGAAAATTATCTCAATCATAATTATGATCGGGATATAGTTTATAAGAAGATTAGTCATGTAGCTTCTTGTTGTGCAACAATTAATTCTGATCGGTATTTGGAGATGAAATATTCGTTATTACAAAATACGATGCATGTAGCAATGATGTTATATGATCGTTCAGTATTTTTGTATAAGAATACGGATTTTCATTTGGGCCCGTCAAGCGTAGGCTTGTGCAAGTTGGGTATCGAATTGATGAACTCAACTTACCTCCAATTGATGAAATTAAGGACTCTGTCAGTGTTAAAATATATAAAAACTGTAACACACAAGTCAGTCATCGAATTGAGCGAGTTAGTTCCGGAATGCATGTGGATGGGTATGTTTTACCCATTGCGGATACTCAGTACATTCCCAATATACTTGGCGGGCTTGCCAAACGTGTCGCATATGTTCCCCCGAAGCCAGATGCTGATATATTGCTTCGGTTCCGCAGATTTGTTAATAACTGGATTAGATCGAATTTACAACCATTGTTGCAAGAAGAATATTTATCGTTTGAAAAATGGTTGGATGAATCAAATTACACAAATGCCAGAAAAAGACAGTTATCTGAGTCACGCTATAACTTTGAAGAACGTGGCTCTAAACTTGGTCGCAATGATTTTATTGTTAAGACCTTTGTTAAACATGAGACGTATCCTGAATTCAAGTACCCTAGATTAATTAATGCTAGGAATGATACTTATAAAACTTTAGTAGGTCCGTTTTTTAAAAGTATAGAGAAAGTTCTATATAAACGGAAAGAATTTATTAAACATGTTCCGGTTGCAGATAGGGCAAAGTATATAAAAGAAATGCTATATAAACCGGGAATGAAATATTCAATTACTGATCATTCTCAGTATGAAGCACATTTTTTAAAACAAATGATGGAAACGTGTGAGTTCCAGTTATATAATTATATGGCTTCAAAGTTAAATGAGAAAGAAATCATAATGAAATTAATTAATAGATTAAAAGGTTTAAATAGGTGTAAATTCCGAAATGGGTATTATAAGGTTCTAGCCACAAGGATGTCGGGTGAGATGAATACATCACTTGGCAATGGATTTACCAATTTGATGATCATGTATTTTATACTTGATGAAAATGGTAATGTCGATGTGGTTGGAGTTGTTGAAGGGGATGATGGATTGTTTCGATTTGAAGGTGAACCACCAACTGAAGAAATGTTTAGGAAGTTGGGATTTACCATAAAACTGGTAATTGTTGATAATTTAAATGAAGCAAGTTTTTGTGGATTAATATTCGACCTAAATGATATGGAATTATTGACTGATCCGAAGAAAGTTTTATTAAACTTTGGCTGGATCCATTCACAATATATGAATGCAAGTGACAAGACTTTATTAGCCTTGTTACGAATGAAGTCAATGTCGTCATTGTATCAGTTCCCGTCATGTCCAATAGTAACAAATTTAGCGATGTTAGGATTACGAGTGACTTCTTCAGTTAATCCTAAAGTTCCTGCTAATCTAAATAATTATTCCAAGAGATTAAATGAACGTATTATACGAAATTTCAGTGGAATTATTCGACCAATTAAATTTGGGTCTAGATTGTTGGTAGAAAAATTTTTTTTTTAAAATACCAATATATCTACAATATGAAATTGAAAATTATTTAGATTCTGTTTTCCAATTGCAACCATTGAGGCACCATTCACTAGATATATTATTTGATCATAATACATATGTATATGATAATTATGTTGGTGAATATGGTTCCGGCATCTGTACCGTGGTGCCCCAGAAAATGGTGCGTAGAAAAGTTGGAAACAAAAAGCCGAAACAAAAACAACCGACGAAACCACAAATAAAAGAAGTGGTTGTCTATAGGGATAAGCCGAGACAACGTGAAAAATCCGGTCAATCAATTGGAAACAAAATTGGATCTACATTAGGTGGATTGCTTGGGCATGGAGCCCAAATGTTGTTCAAATCATTGACAGGATTTGGAGATTATACCGTAGACAATAATTCATTAATGACCGGTGGTATGACACCACCAGATGTCATAAATACCACACGTCAAGGTGGATATATAGTACGTCATAGGGAATATTTATTAGATGTTGTTCCTTCAACAACATTTTCAATAATTTCGTTACCTATAAATCCAGGGTTAGTAAGTACTTTCCCATGGTTATCACAAGTTGCAGCTTCATACGAACAATATGAATTTAGAGGGCTTGTGTTTGAATTTAAGAGTACTTCATCTGACGCTGTGTTATCAACTTCAGCAAGTTCCGCATTGGGATCTGTAATAATGGCAACCCAATATAATGCGTTATCAGCTACATTTTCTGATAAAAGAACTATGGAGAATTATGAATTTGCCAATTCTTGTAAACCATCTTGTGATTTCTATCACCCATGTGAGTGTAAGAAAGCAGAGACATCGATCGATTTACAGTATGTACGAACCGGTGCAGTCACAAGTGGTGATCTACGACTTTATGACTTAGGAAATTTCCAACTTGCAACTGTGGGTATGCAGAATACCACGGGTGTAATTGGAGAATTGTGGTGTACTTTTGAAGTAGCCTTTTATAAACCTAAATTATTATTGTCTGGGTCTACGATTTTGTCGGATCATTATCAATTAAGTAATATTACGGGGAGTTTGTGGTTGGGCACAGCACCTATATTAACAGCTGGTTCAACATTAGGTACAACTGTTAGTAGTGGCATAAGTAGTGTCATTACATTTCCATCTAATATAATAGATGGTAATTATTTAATTGACTATTGTTTGAGAGGAATAAGTGGAGTAATTTCTGCTCCAACATACATGAGTACGAATAGTACTTTTGTAAATTTTTATAATAATAATGCCTCAAACAATTTTGAATCGTCAGCAGGGTCAGTAACAACTTGGAATTCCCAATTTGTGATTAAAGTGACCGGTGTCGCACCGACTGTATCAATTACAGGGGGTTTATTGACGAGTGCGACAAGTGCTGATATGATTATTACCCAAATTGATCCTAATATGATCTAATCAATTTAAGTAGAAAAACC